CGTATTGATGAATTAAAACGAGCGAAGCGAGCAACCAAGCGTCAACGATAGCGGTCAGATGATGACACCAAACATAATCAACACCCGCCTGGCCGCACGGCTCGAACAGCTCCAGATTGAGCGGCTGATCCGTGTCGAATCGATTGCCAATTCATCGGGCGCGGCCGTCAACGCGGCCATCGATCGCATCATGGCGACCGCCGTTTCGAAACTGGCCATCACGTCCCGGCAAATCGTAATCGAGCAAATCCTGAGGAGCATTCCGGTCACGCTTGAGGCGGTGATTGAGCGGCAATTCATCCGGCTGGCCTACTGGTCGCGATCGGAATTCGCGGGCGTGATGGCTCGGACGATTCCGCGGCGATGGTTTCGGAAAATGAATCCGGCATCCGTACTGGTTGGCGAGGATGATCACGATGATGCGGATGTGTTTTTCGCACCGGGCGTCAATGTCGACAATCGGATTGAGCCGATCGCGGCAGCGAGGCTGTCAGATGCGGAATGGGCGGCATGGGTGGCCGAAAACGTATTCCCGCCACCGGCTCGCGACTCCGTGCTGGAAATCATCCACAGACCGAACGCGGGCGTTGATTGGGCTGAGCGGATTCGCGGTCTGTCGAAGCTGGTCGAGCCGGAAAAGATCGCATCCGCGATGACTGCCGGAATCGCGGACGGAAAGAACATCGCGGAGCTGTCACGGGACGTTCTGCAGCACGTCGAGGGCGGCATCAAAGCCAGTGCCCGCCGGATCGCCAGGACGGAAGGGCTGCGGGTGGCGAATACGATGCAGCGGGATTCGTACGCGGACCTCGGAGACTTGTCGGTCGGAATCCAGATTCTGGAAACGCTCGACCAGCACACGCGGCCGCACCATGCTTTGCGGAGCGGTCAGATATTTTACAACGACGGACGGCAGCCGGATATCAGCCAGGCCCCAGTCCTGCCTGACGAGCCGAATTGTCGTGGCTTCGACATTCCGGTGATGGCTCCACCGGAAGAATTCCGCGACGATCCGGTGATGGCATCGCTGTTCCAGAATGCGGGCGGGCACGTGATTCCGGATCCGGCAACCTATTCTCAGTGGTGGGCCGGGGCGGACGTCGGCCGGAAGAAAATATCGGTCGGATCAGGCCGTTTTAACGCGATGGCGCGGAAACTGGGCGGGACTCGGGAGCCGGAATGGGAAGACTTCATCGACCCGAAGGGTAAGCGGCTGTTGATGCGTGAGATAGATAGCGAATCAGCGGCGGAGCGGGAATTGAGGCGGCAGGGCGTATTCGCTTCGATTCGGGAGCGGTCTGGGTTACTACAGGGGATCGGATGATGCGAAACCTCGTATGGTCAGCCAGGGATGGCCATCATTTCATCTGGAACTACGACTCCGGAGACGAGGCATCGGTCGTGAATCTGGTCGCTGAGCAGGCGGACGATCCGGAATCTGTGTTCACGTGGCTCGATGCGGGTCACGTGATCAAAGAGGTGCGACGCCTGGAATATGAATCACGTCCAGCAACACGGTTTACGTTTTAATGTAGGGCGGAGCGACAATGAGCGACAGCCGAAAGCCGGTGTTCGACATCCCTGACGATCAGATGCGAACTCACATTATCATTGAGCGGATTCGCATTCATCAGGAGCGAAAACGCAAACGAGAGGAAGGGCAATCTCAGTCGTTCGGTGGCCATAAAGGGACAACGGGTGTCGAGGACGTGCCGCCGCGGGCTTATCCGGTCCGGTCGTATGTGGCGACGCCACTGAAATAACGCCCAGTCTTAGCATTCAGCATCCCCGTTCCGGCGGGGCTTTTTATTGTCCATTTCGAAGTCAGATTGACGACAAACAGGAAACTTAATTAAATCGAATTGACAGCAGAGGCGATTCTGTTTCTAATCGGATCGACTACATTGAATTCCGGAGTCTTCGATGCCCGCGACACTCACGACAGTTGAGAGCCATCACGACGAATCGCTCCAGTTCCTTGAAGGGACCGGGGCAGCGAAGGTTGATCGTGAGGCCGGGATCATGCGTGGCGTCAAATTGATCGGCCACGATTCGAAAAACGGTCGATCGTATCCGCCGGCCACGCTGCGAGCCGCCATCAGTCATTACGAAGGGGCTCGCGTCAATGTCGATCACCCCGACGGGGCGCCGGGCAAGCCGCGCCGCGTCGCCGACCGCATGGGCGTTGTTTCAAACGCCCGATACGTCGAAGGCCACGGCATTTTTGGCGATTTCAAATTCAATCCGAAGCACGCTCTGACCGAGCAGGTGCTATGGGATGCTGAAAATAACCCGTCCGCGGTGGGGTTCAGCCACAACGCCACGCTCCGGATCGGTCCAAAGAAAAACAACCGAACGGTAGTCGAGGAAGTCATGGGCGTCCGCTCTGTCGACCTCGTTGCCGATCCGGCCACAACGGCCAGTCTTTTTGAACATGACGCCAGCGATGGCGATCCCAAACCGGAGACAGACGAAATGACGCTCGAAAACGTCACTCTCGAAGACCTGAAGAAAACCCGGCCCGACCTCGTGACTGCACTGGAAAGTCAGTCGCAGGAGTCGAACGAACTGGAATCCGTCAAAGCGGAACTCGCCGCGGCCAAAGCCGAAAACGAAACCCGCGACAAGCAGGACGCTATCGAGGCGGAGCTGACTGCGGCGGAGCTCGACCCAAAAGACAAATTCCATTGTTCGGACGTGTTTATCAGGGCTCTCAACGCCTGCGAATCCATCGAAGACCGGGCGGAGCTGATTGCCGATCGGGCCAGCCTGGTACTGGAGTCGGCTGACGAAAGCCAGAAGCCGAAGCCGAAATCGAAAAAACCGGTTACGACTCAGGCCACTGATGCGACGGAATCGGTCGATGTCAAATCATTCGTCCGGTCACTCCGACTCCGCTGATTCTGCCCGCTCAATAAGTTCAGGAAACACACGATAACCCCACACAGGGACAGTAAACATGAAATCTCTAAACGCGTCGCAGGCGGTCAGCAATGCTCGGCTGCAGTTTGAACTGGTCGATCATTTTGCCAGCTACACCGACACGCAGACCTGGACGAAGACGGACGCCGATGCCGGGGCGAGTCTGGCAATCGATGCCGATGGCACCGGCGGCCTGATGCTCTTCACGACTGGGGCGACGGACAACAACGAAGTCTACATGGAGACGACAAACGAACTGTTCAACTACCTGGACAATCGCCCGTTGAATCTTCAGGCGTTGGTCAATTACACGGAAGCGGCCACGGACGACGCGAATGTCCTGGTCGGCCTCATGGATGCACCGGGCGCCAATTCGCTCGTCGATGACGGGGCCGGGCCGAAATCCAGCTACACCGGTGCGGTGATTTACAAGGTCGACGGCGAGACGACGTGGAAGTTCGAAACGTCGATTGCCGGCGACCAGGTGACGTCAACCAGTACCGCGACGGCTGGCGGATCGGATCAGTTGCTGGAGATCGACATCCTTCCGGTGAGCAGCACGACCGCGGAAGTCGTTCCGAAGGTGAACGGTCAGCAGCTCATCGACTCGACCAGCGGCGATCTGATTCGCCACACGGTCACAATTGCCTCAGCCACGCAGATGGCGGCAGTGGTCGGCGTCAAAGCGGGTGGAGCGACCAGCGAAGTGCTGACGCTCAAGGCTATTTCGATCGTCCAGAAATACTGAGTCAGGTAACGGATTCATAACGCCCGCACGGGCTCAAAGAAAAACGGAAGGCAAAGACAATGCCCCTACTTTCAGGCATCGCTCTGAATCGCGAGATTCAGCGGAAGAATGGCAACCAATTCACTCAGGCACAGGTGTTCGAGGAGGTCACAGACGCTCTCGAGAAGGGGCGACGCGGGGAAGTTGGTGGAATCAAGCCGAATGAATTCTCACTCCGGAAGCTGTTTCAGCAAACCGTCCAGGACGGCTATGAAGCCTTACAGATGCTCGACCCAAGGAACGAAGTCGAGGCCACTGAAGCGGTTGACTCGTCATTCTTTTCGAAGATCACTGGTCAGATCATCTACAGCCAGATCCATCAAGCGTACGAGAACGAAGCCTTTGTTTTCAGCGGGCTGATTCCGAACGTGCCGACTCCGTTTCTCGACGGCGAGAAGATTCCCGGAATGACGCGGATCGGCGATGAAGCGGAAATCGTTGGCGAAGGCAAGCAGTACCCGGAAGCGGGATTCAGCGACGAGTACACCGAAACGCCGCGGACCGACAAACGCGGTCTGATTGTGTCCGTGACTCGCGAAGCGATCTTCTCCGATCGGACTGGCTTGATTCTTGGCCGTGCGGCCGAAGTCGGCGAGTGGCTCGGGATGAACAAAGAGAAGCGGCTGATCGACGTCGCGATTGGTGCCACCAACACCTACAAGCGGAACGGCACTTCGAGCAACACCTACCAGACAACCACGCCATGGATCAACGATCAGTCCAACGAATTGACGGACTGGGAAGAGATCGAAGCGTCATGGCTGCTGCTGCGTGAAATGGTGGACCCGAATACGGGTGAGCCGATCATGATCAACGGCAATGATATTGTCGTCGGTCCTTCGAAGGCGGCAACGCTCAGTCGAATTCTGTCGGCGACTCAGATTCGCAACATTCAGGGTGCGAATGAGACGATCAGCGGAAACATCGTGCAGCGGTTCCTCGGGAGCACGCGAGCGGCGGATTCTCAGCAGATGGTCGCTCGGGTCGAGAGTGAGCTCAGTGTCTCGGCAGCGAATTCGAAGCTGTACTGGATTCACGGCGATTTCGCGAAGGCGTTTGCATACATGGAAGCCTTCCCGCTGACGACGGTTCAGGCTCCGACGAATGCCACACTCGCGTTCGATCGGGACATCGTGGCTCGCTACAAGGCCAGTGAACGCGGCGTGGCAGTAGCCAAAGACCCGCGATACGTGGTCCGCAACAAAAACTAAACGGTACACCTGGGGCCGTAATGCCTTCATCGGTCGCTGTTGCTTTCTCATCGGCAGCGGCGGCCTTTTTTTTGTTGATCATCGGGGAGAGTGATGGCATGGCGAGGAAATACACAAAGCGGGATACGGGTGACGAGTCACAATCATCACCCGTATCCTCGACGGTGGGTCAACCGTCTCCGCAACCGGCCTCGCCGAAAGCGGCCACGGTGACGACGTACCACGTGACCTGCCCAGCGATGGGCGGTAAGCCATTCGTGACCGAATGCGGCTGCCCGGCGGACGCCGACAAGGCGTTTCGTGAGGCGTGTGCCGGGCTGGACGAAGACGCAGCCCTCTCCGTGACTGAGGCCTGAAGCGATGTCCGACCTGACTCAGGTGCAGCTCATCAAGACGCAGACGTTGGCTCGCATTGTCGAGATCACTGCGGAGCAGAAGCCGTCGTACAACATCGACGGACAGCAGGTGAGCTGGGGTGCATACCTGAAGCAGCTTCAATCGACGGTTGCGTGGGCTGACGATCAGATCAACGCCGAAGACCCATTTGAGATTCAGACTCAGGCCTACACATGACGCTGACGCTGGCTATCGCTGACGACCTCGACCTGTTTGACGGGCTGGAGACGGCTACGTTCACACATCGGGTCGATTCGTCGACGGACGCAATCACGGTCGCATTGTTTCGGGCGATCAGCACGGATGAGGCAGCGGCCAGCGATGGCAAATACACGACCGAAGATGTGCGGGCACACGTCAAGACGAGCGAAGTTGGCACTGACCCGGAACCGGGCGACACGATCACAGACGCCAGCGGGGTCATCTGGACGATCCTCAGCGTTCAGCGTGACACTCTCGCTACCCGCTGGCGTCTGATTTGCCGCCGCCTGGACATTGCAGATGAGGCGTCAACGCTGATCACGATTGAATCGGCCACATGGGCGAAGTCAGCCGGCGGGGCACAGGTGGCGACGTGGAGCACATCGCAAAGCAACGTGCGGGCAAAGATTCAGCGAATCGCCGCGGACGAAACAGACGAAACGAATCAGCGACAGGTCAAGGCGCGATTTGTGATCACGTCCGAAGTTCAGAATCTGGTCGGCAAGTCGCATCGAATCCTCGGCAGTGACGCGACGATTTATCGCATCCTCGGATACCGCAATACCGATCGGATTGACAGCCTCTACGAAATTCTCGCGGAGGTCTGGTGATGGCGATTGTGTTCAAAGTGAATGACCGGGAATTGAACAAGGCACTCGACAGGCTCACGTCGGTCGGTCTGGCTCGTGGTGTGCAATTTTACCACACGCAATTACGGCTGGCGGTGTCGGTGCCGAATAGCGGCGTCGACATGAAGGTCAAGCGACAAACGCCAGGCGGTAATAAACGAACGCGGCGAGTTTATTCGAACCCGTCGAAGGCTGGCGAGCCGCCGCGGTTGCGAACTGGGTTCGGCCGGTCGCAGATTGTTCGCGAAATCAACAAGGCGAAATTGAGCGGCCGGGTCGGCATCACGAAGGCCGGCATCTACATGGCCTATTTGGACCTTGGCACAAAACACATCGCCCGGCGTCCGTTCTTCACGACGACCCTGATGAAACACAAAGCGATTATCGCCCGACTGTTCGTTTCCGGGGGGCCGAAAATATGAGCGTCGCCAGCCCGGAAGGATTGTTCCACGCGTGGTATGCACTTGAGGCCAGCCTGATTGCATTGGTGCCGGTCGCTGACGTGTTCACTGGCGATTGCCAGGACGAAACGCAGGCCCGGCCGTACGTGACGCTGAATATCACAGGAGCACCGGAAGAGCATCGCAGCGGCGGTCAGTTCGTCGAGCGGTCGGAATTGATCGTCGATTGGTTCGGCGATTCCTGGCAGGACGGCAAAGACTTTGCGGACGAATTGAAAGCACAATTGCACAATCAGGCGATCAGCACGACGGGCATCGATGCACGCAACGTGCGGCTTTCTGACGTGCAATATATGCAGGAACCTGACGAGGTGTGGCACTTTGCCAGCACCTATGAAATCGATCACGAGACCTCCTGAACGGAGTTTAAGTCATGGCGAAGACGATCAGTGGAAAAGCGGGCAAAGTGCAAACGGGGGCAACTCCTGTCGATGTGGCGGACGTGGCATCGTGGTCGATCACGATCAGTTACGAGATCGGCACGTTTGCGAGTTCATCGACCTCGAAACACAAAGACCGCGTCGTTGGTGTGGGTGACTCGACTGGCACCATCAAGGTGTGGCAACAGGACGACGTCGCACCTGGCCTGACGGTCGGCGCAGAAGTCGCCGTGGTGTTCGACCTCGACGGAACGAACGCGAATAAATACACGGGTTCGATCGTGATCGAATCATTCGATGGATATGACGTCGACATGGATACCGGCGGCGCAGTGTCTGCCAATTACAAATGGGGACAGGCGGGCAAACTGACCGCAGCGGGCATTGTTCCGGCTCTCACGTAATCAGCTCCCCGGGCCTCGGCGTGCGGTTTATCCATACGTCGGGGCTTTGTTTTGACAGCATCCTGAAGTGAGGATCGGGACCAAATGGCAGACGGACTACACAATTTAATCGGCGAGAAAACCACAACGATCACAGTCGACGGGACGGAATACACGCTCTCGACGGCGGTGATGGCGGATCATGCCGAAAAGGAAGCCTACATTCATTCGCTGCGGCCGTCGCTGATGCAGCTGCTCAGTCAGATTCCATCGACACTATCGCCGCGGGCTGCTCAAGCGATGCAGGAGGTGGCGTTCAGAGTCGCTGGGAGATCGCAATTTGTGACACAGGATGAGGAGATTGAATTCGATTCATCGCCGCACGGGATCGCCTGGCGATTGTGGCGGAGCCTGCGGGACTATCACGAAGAATTCGGGAAGGGAGGTGATCCGATCTATCAGGCACCGAACGAGCGGAGTTATTCAGTCACGCCAGCGAACGGGGTGCAGTTGGTTCTGAATTTTATGGAGCGTGCAGGCAACGAAGCGACGCAGGCGATCGTGAGGGCGGTCGAAGAGTCTGAAGAGGCGGACATTCTCCCAAACTGATTTGGCTCGGTGGCGATGATTCAGAGCCGGCACCGGGCACATATCAGCGGATTCCGTGGGCTGGAATCTTTCGGCAGTTGAGCAGCGAAAATGGCTGGACGTGGCGGGAAATTGGGCAAATGACGAAGTATCGATGTCTGGTTGCTGCGGGTGCGAAATGCCCCGAAGACGGCAAGCTGAAACTGACGCCAGAAGAGTCAGAATCGTGGATGCGGCAGCGTAGAAAGCGGGAAGCCGATGGCATTTAAGCTGGCCGAAGCGTTTGTCGAATTCAAGCAGCGGGGATTGACCGGCGTGCAGCGCGGCATCACCGGTATCGGGTCGTCGATGCGGTCTGTGTCCAGCATTGTCGGCAGCCTTCATTCTAAGTTGCTGGCGTTGGGCGTGGGATTTTCGGCGGTTGCCACAATTAAGGCAGCGGGCGAGCAGATCAAAGCCGAGAAGAAACTGGAAGCGGTTCTGGTCGCAACAGGCCACGCTGCCGGGAAGACGAGCGAGGAGATCAGAAAGCTGGCGAGCGAGCGTCAGGGACTGACCAATTTCGGCGACGAGGCGACGATTGCCGCGGCTGGAATGCTCGCCACGTTCAAGGAAATTAAAGGCGATCTCTTTGACGATGCTTTGGTCGCCTCTCAAGACCTGTCGGCCGTGATGGATCAGGATTTGAAGAGTTCGATTGTTCAAGTCGGCAAAGCTCTCAACGATCCAATCAAAGGAGTCGGCGCTCTGCAGCGAGTGGGCGTTGCGTTCACTGCATCACAGAAGGACCAGATTAAGGCCCTGCAGGAGTCGGGCGACCTGATGGGCGCTCAGTCGATAATTCTGAAGGAATTGCAGGGCGAGTTCGGCGGTGCGGCTGAGGGCATGGCTGACCCGTTCGTGCAATTCGGGAATCTGTTTGGCGACGTGATGGAGAATGTCGGGTTTGCGATTCGGCCGATTGCCAAAGAGTTCATGGAGTTTTTCCGGGGTGTCCTCGGGCCGATCAACGACAACCGGGAATCATTCACGAGATGGGGCGAACGGATGGCGGTCGTGGTTCGGGATGTCCTGGACATTACCGGAGCCCTGTCGACTGGGATATTTGATTTGATCGATGCCTTTGGCCGATTGATCACGAAGGAGGAAGGGCTCGGTGGATTCTTTTCGGGCTTCTTTTCTGGCTTTGCCGAAATTATTAGCAGTCTCGGACTGTTCGCTCGAAATTGGAAAGCCGTGCTCGGGATCGCACTGGTCGATACTGAGGAATGGGTCGACGGAGTCATCACCGAGTTGGGCCGGTTGCCGGCACAATTTCTGGGACTCGGTGAAGCCTTGAAGGAGTCGTTTGATGTGCGGCAACTCAAGCGAGACGCCCTGAAGGATGCGTTCAAATTTATAATCGAGCAGACGGAAGCACCTTTCACGCCGTTCGCTCAGCCGGGCAAAGACGGCGACGGAAAAGGCGAGCCGGGTGCTGGGGATGAAGATGCAAAAGGGGCAGCGATCCTCAGGTTCGACGAATTGGCTCGCAAGATTCAAACGGCCAGCGGGAAAGACCCGGTTGTCGCGGCGGTCGAGAAAGGCAACGAACTGCTGAAAGAAGAGAACGCCACGCTCAAGGCGATTGGGGACGTTCTCGGGGGTAAGGACAAACAGGTCGACGGTCAGAAGAATGTGCCAGGCGGTGGCAAGTTTGGGCAAGTTCTGGACGGCGTCGATGTCGCGGTCAAGGGGGCGGCGGGGAAGATGGGTCACGTCGTCATGGGCCAGATGGGTCACGAGGCTTCGAAGGCATTCGAAAAGAGGATGGATACAAGAGGCCGCGTCGGCGACAAGATGCGGAAGCAAGGTCAAATACTCGGCAGGTGGGAAATCAAGAAGTTCTTCAAGGATGAAGAAGACGCTGCGGAAGCCAGAAACCCGATTCTCGGGCCGAAAACACAAGCCGAGACGGCGGCCGATTTCCAGCGCCAGCAGACACGGGATATCGTTGCCAGCCGAATGAAAGAGACTGGCCGCACGGTCATGGGCGAAACCGAAATCAAACTGATCGTCAAGCAGCTCAAAGCGACGCACGACCTGTTGTCCAAAAAGGGCATCAAGACGGACAATACCGCAATCCTCGGGAAATAACCAATGGCTGACCTCGTAATCACAGCGGCCAACGTGGTCAAGACGTCCGGAGTCGTGGCCACCGGAACATCCGGAGCCACGATTACCGCGGGCATGGCCATCTACGTCGACTCGGCAGACGCGGTGCAGATATCACATGCCGTCACGTCGGCCACGACAGCGGCTGTCGACGGCATCGCCTTGAACGCGGCCAGTTCCGGGCAGCCGATCGACTACCTGAAGGCTGGCGGAGTCCTGAATCTCGGAACGACTCTGACAATCGCGAAGCCGTACGTCTTGAGCACGGCCGGCCTGATTGCTCCAGTCGATGACCTGCTGACGGCGGACTACGTCACGATCATCGGCGTGGCGACGACAGCCGCGCTGATCACGCTCACTCTTGATGCCTCTGGCGTACAGGTGCCGTAATGGCCGTACTGTTCGAAGAAGTTGACGACAGCCCGCACTTCAACGCCGGTCCGCGTGGGGAGATGGGGGCGACACGCAAATTCAAGATCGTCTGGAATCAGGTCGAGGAATTCCTGTCGGAGTTGCTGTTCGGTGGGATATTTGGCCTGCCCGCTCAGTTCCCGCTGTTCCCCGCGTTGCGAGTTTCCGGCATCGATATCGTGCCGTTTATCGAGATTCCCCAGGGCGGCACGCTGACGGATCATCAGACTCAGAATTCGACGCACGATCACGCATTGGTCACAGTCTCCTACGGCCCGGGGGAGAACAATACGACCCAAAACACTGATGACGATGGGACGTGGGCGGAATACGAAATCGGCATCGCGGGTGAGTTCGTTGAGGTGCCGGGCCAGTTCCTGAAATTTCAGAGCGACAATGAGCGGCTTCCGGCGGATGTGCATCCGGTTGTGCGAGTCCCGACCGTCGGCCACACGGTTCGGTGGCATCGCGTCTATGCTCCGCCGTGGGAACAGATTGCCAACTTGACGGGGCTGGTGAACGCCAACGAATGGAAAATTCCCGCGACCGGAATGCTCGTTACCGCTGAGACGCTGCTGTTTGCGTCGGCCAGCAGCTCGAAAACGTACGACATTAAAAACGGTCGAGACACCTGGTCACTGACGTATTCATTTCAGCAAAAGACGCCGAAGCACCTGGCGACGACTGTTTCCGCAAGGGGCGGGATCAAACACACGACGGGCGGATCGGATACGGTCTACGGCTGGAATCACATTCTCCGCAAGGATGGATCGTGGGATATTCCGGTGTCAGCCACGACCGGCGACAAGATGTACCAGTCGGGTGATTTCGCGGCACTATTCACGGTCGAACCTGCGTTCTTATGAGCTTCCCAGAATTCAAAGCGGGCGAAGAGTTATCTGCGGGGAAGCTCAACAAGCTCTCGCAGGGACTGGACAGTGCGTCTATTCAGCCCGGGCCGGGATTCCGTGCGGAGCAATCGCACGAAGGCACAATTCTTCAGGACACTCGCTACCGCCGTACCATGATCGGCCGGACCGGCGGAGCTTCATATCCGGCCAGCGGTGACGCGATCACAATCAGTACGGCGTTCCCGTTCGAGTTTGTCGACATCGACCAGGACCTCTCGCCAGTCATCGCAGAACGGGCCGACGCGGCGTTTGTTTGTTACAACCTCAGTCTGACGCACATCGCGACCGACACGCTGATCGTCGTCGAAGAACATCGCGGCGAGTGGTACACGCAAACAGGGAGCGGTGGTGGCGATGGCTCGACGTCAATCTGGTTTCTGATCAGCTCAGTGGTCTGTGACGCAGTTACTGGCGAACGATATGTCACGGTGACTCCGACTCGCATTGCACCACCATGCGAGACCGTGCCGGGCGAGGATGAGTACGGACTGATCAACGTCTACGACGACGGGTTCGGGTGCATCCTGAACGAATACACGGATGAGGAGCTTTTGGGAGTAGCCGGCAAAGCCACTTATGCAAGTGATGTTGGCGGGACTTGCGTGTCAAGCTGGACACTTGACGGACTGTGCGACACCGGAACGTGCTGAGGGCAATAAATGGGGCGGGGAACTAAGACAATCGGCGGATCGCGGGATCGGGATCAGTGCAATTTCGCATTGGAACCAACCGACTGCGATACTACGCCCTGCTGTTCGACAATGCCGTGCTCTTTGTGCCTGAAGTACACGGATGAAAACGGTAATAAGTACACATCTGAAGCGGCTCTGGTTGGGCAGCAATACAACGCAAAAATAAGAAGTTATCTGGTCAATCTTATATGGGAACAGGATGCCGAAGGGGAATGTGCATTCGTTGTAAAAGTTGACAACTACGAAATAGCAAGATACGAGAAATGCACAGAAGCATCCTGCCGGTCCCCAATGGGATCGGTCGCCTATTTGAATGGATTGTTGGAATGGGACACCTACATCAAGCCACGACGTCAGGCGACAACTGGAATCGACAAGTGCTTGGAAGTTCCATGCGTTGATTGCCGGTGCCTCTGCGAAAACATCTGCGTGATTTGGCGGAAGGATACTGGAACTGGAACAGAACTCAAATGTCAAGAGTATTGCGAGGGGACATGTGCTCCGGAATTAGTTGAGCTTGGGTTAGATGAAGACTGCACTGAGGGAGGTATCATGTGGGGGCCAGTTGTCTTCGAACCGGATTGCCAGCCTGCCGATGGTACACGATCAATTTCTATTGAACTGGTGGAAGGCACATCAGGAGCATGTAGTTTGCAGTTACGGGCTGACGGTGAAATCCGGCAAGAATTACCGATCGCCGCAAATGGGGCGGAATGCGAACAGGTCGAATTTGATGTCTCCTATGTTGATGACGATTCTTGCGTCATCACGATAACGACAGAATGCAAATCATGCGGTGATCCATGTTTCAGTGCGGACGGCAACTGTAAAAAAGGTTGCTGCTTTACTGACATTGAATGCCTCGGCGGTCACATCGATTCTATACCGTTTCGTTTCGTAGTCCCTGCTGGTGCCGCAGCGTTTTGGACGCACGTCGGAGCACTCGGTAGCACAAATCCCGAAGCGTACCATTTTGACTTCCTCGGTGATGCAGACGTGGGTGGAGCTTGTGGAGCTTGTGATTGCGGGTTTGCCGATGCCTCATTGACTGTATTGGGTCAGGAGTGCGTTACGAGCATTCCTCAAGTCACTCCGTGTGCCAGGACGTTCTTTTTTGCCTTGACGTGTGAGAGTGATTTTCAGGGCGACACGGCGGACGATCCGGATTACGAAGGAAACGAAACAGTCAATGCCTGCTGTTCGCGAATGAGGCTTCTGGTGTCAGCAGGCGGCGAACGGCGGGTGAGTCCACCGCTACATGATCTCACAAATCCCGAAGTGCTTGATGTGGACGTGAACTGCCCGACATCAGCCGCATGGGTCGAGCCTTATGCGGAACTCCCGGTGTCTTGTTCCTGCGGGTCAGGTGGAATCACAGGTGTAATCGATCTGTCTTCATTGGGGATGAGGGCTTGCAATGGGGAATATCCACCGGCCTGCCCGGATGACGATCCGTCTTTGCAGGTAGACTCAGCAGATTGCTGTGAGCCGTTCGCAGACTTCAGCGGCATACAGATTGTCCTGGAGCCGTTTTGCTATCCGTTCTGCTAAGGAGCTAAGGAGCACCTAATGAAGCTGGAGCTGCAATACAACGGGAGCCGCGGAACTGAGGCGGCAGATTTTGTATTCCATCCTAAACTTGCTGAGTGGACCGGGCCGGACTGTTCTCTGGTGCGGCGAGGTGGATGGTTTGTTTCGACTGAAGACGACGTGCGGCCATGCACAATGACACCCGAAGGGACGATGTGTGGAGAGTGGTTGTTCCGGGAACTGGACGTGGCTCCGCCGCCTGTTGACCTGGTCGGTGACGTGCTCACAAGGTCATTCCCACATCTGCTTAATATGAAACTGGAACACACGCCACTCATTAAGCAGATGAATCAATGGGGGCCATCAATTTGCGAAATGAAATGTGACACAATCGTAGCCGCCATGATGGCGAACCCGCAGGCGATTATTGATCAGCACAAAACAGCACCGCTGGTTGAGATGACGCTGAGTGATGGATCATTGGAATCACAAGAGTTCTTTGATGAAGTTACCAGTCTGGCTCGACTCTACCTGTCGCACGCCTGTGAACAAACACAGGAGCGACGGCGAGTATCAGCCCGCCACTCAAACCGATTATCCAAACGCACTCAGCAGCGATCACTGACGAGACAGACAAGGATTGATAACGTCGGATCGTGCATGACAAAGCGAATCAAAGGATTCCTGAAAATCCGGGACACCGCTGGCTGTAAGTGCAAAGCCTACGCGACGCGGATGGATACGTGGGGGCCAGACGGATGCGAAAAACGACGCAAAGAAATTGTCGATCATTTGATGACACAGTCAGACATGATTGCCGATGCGATTGTGTCAACGAGTATCCCAGGATGCGGATTATTGGCTCGGCTGATCGGCACTCCGGCGGCAACTCCATTGTTGAAGTTAGGAGCCAACTGGTTGCTGGATGAGTCGATCAAAGATGCTCGAAAGAATATCGCCGAACGAAAGCACTCTCCTCAGTGGAATGTCGCAACGAGAATAAATAATCCGCCGCCTGTTCCGTTCCCATTTACAGAAAAGCCAAAGCTGGTTTTGATCAGTCATTGCTGGCCACGTGGAAGTGCCTGGGAATATCACGTTGAACGACTGAATCAGATTGCTCACCAGTTCGACCGGAAGATCATGGGGATAGCTACCGACTCCTCAACAGTCGGCACTGCAGAAGTGAGAAAGCAATTAGGTGATGACTGGGAATTCGTCGAAGTCGAAAACACACCAAAGCTCCGAGAAGTCGTCACTTATCGTTCAATGTTCGACCAGATCAATAGTGACGATCCGAATCAGATTGTGTTCTGTCATCATGCCAAAGGAGTTCAGGATCACAATCAGGGGCAAGACCCAATTCGCTGGTGGACTGATGCCATGTATGACTCGGTCCTGTGTAATGTCGATGGCGTTGTCGAGGCGATGGCAAACGGAGCTACGTTCGTTGGATCATTTCGGAGAATGGGCCGAATGATGGGCGTACGTCATGCCTGGCATTTTTCTGGCACTTTCTACGCGTTTCGATCGGCGAGAGTCTTTCCTCTGCAATCGTACCCGCTGCGGAATGTCTGGTGGGGAACGGAAGCCTGGCCGGGCGATCATTTTTCCGTCGACCATTCGCACTGTATTGTCGGTGACAACATCGGCGATATGTATCAGGCGAACCATCAGCCACGCGAAGAGATGGATCAGTGGAGGGCGAAACGTGTTTGCGACCACGTTTGAGAAGCCATTTCGGCACTGGCTCATTGAAAATGCTTTTCCGGAGTCTCTGATTGCAGCGGCACTGGTGGAGTGGCCTGATCCAGCTTGGCCACACTGGCACCGGTACGACTCGGCGGAGTCACGCAAACTGGCAACTCGCGATCCGCATCGTCTGCCAGAAGCGTGTCGGATCATTTACAACCGGCTTTGCTGTCTTGATGTGGGGTCACTACTTGGCGTGTCGAGCGTGTTCCCTGACTTCTCTGGCTACGGGGCTGGTCTGCACTGGATTCCGCAGGGCGGGCATCTGAGCGTACACAGAGACGCTGCAAGACACCCGACAATGGGCTGGCAGAGGCGACTGTCGGTGTGCTTGTATTTGGATGATCAACATGACGGCGGAAGCCTTGACCTGTTTGAATCGGATGGAAAAACGAGAGCCGTTCAGATCGCTCCGAAGGCAAATCGTCTGGTCATTTTTGAATGCGGCGACGACAGCTATCACGGCGTCCCGGATATGGTTACCGCGCCGAACGGGCGTAAATCAATCGCCGCGTTTTTCTGGTCGGAAGGCAGCACTCCAGTCGCGGAGAGAACACAGGCGGAATTCGTTTCATGAAACATCCACTTCAGTATTTCCGCGAGCTCACCGCTCAGATGGACCGCCCGCGTATTCTCCTGACGGGTGCCAAAGTCTGGCCGGGATCAATCAATCCTGATCACTCGCAGCACGCTCCGAATGGTGAGTGGATCGGAACCGACATCGAAGGCGGCGAGGGCGTGTCAATTGTTTCTGACCTGCAAACGATTCATGAGACGGGCGAGCAGTTTGACGCGGCATTCAGCCCGGCGACACTGGAGCACATTGAGCGTCCGTGGGTAGCAATGTGGTCGATGACTCAAGTGGTTCGGCCCGGTGGCGTGGTATATGTCCACACTCACCAGACGTTCCCAGTCCATGGCTACCCATCCGATTATTTCCGATTTTCCACGAGTGCAATGCGGACATTGTGTTTTGATGCCGGATTAGACGTGCTGGCATGCGAGTACGACAATCCATGCACGATTGTTCCGCCGCCCGGCCTGGCTGGCTGGAACTACGTTGCTGAGGCGTGGTTGAATGTCAATACCTGTGCGATCAGAAAAGAGGACTGAAATGGCATGTCATTTAATCAAAGCGAATGCGTTACTGGTTGAGCCGATCCGCTGCGGTACCACGTGGATGGCTCACGCACTCCGAGCGGCCGGAATTGAAACGCAGCAGCCGGAGACGATCGGCGATTGCTGCTTGCGGCATTCGTTCCCGCACAATTACGCGGGCGACTTCGATCATGTCATCGTCCCGGTTCGGCATCCTATGACGTGGCTGATTTCGTATTACGATTTCTTTGCGAGTCGCCCGGCGGAAGTCTGGCAGCCGGGCCGGTGTTATGCTCAGAAGCCGTTCGGCTCGCCGATGCCGTGTTCGTTTGAGGCGTTCGTGAAGATCGTCGTCGAGGACGATTTGGCGGGCGATTACTGGCGGGGCTTTTCTGATCGGGCGGATGGCCAGAAGACTCATTTCATTCGTCAGGAAGTGCTCCGCGACGAACTGGCATCCGTGCTGTTTGACCTCGGTCATACGCTGGGCGAGCTGGAGCGGATGGATTCTGTCGATCCGCAAAACGTCACGATCCCGCTGAGCGCGTGGAGCGAGGTCGATGGCGACGTGACCGCCGCATATGAAGCACAAACGGACTGGATTGTCGATCGGTTTTACCGGAGCCCATCCGATGACACGAGTTCTGCGGAGTCGGTCGTTGTCGTCGATGCTGTGGAGTCTGGGGACCGCGGCCGGTGACGGTGCTCGCCGTCTTTCTGGCCGGCCTGGTCAACGCCCTCCTCGGCGCGATGGGCGAGAACGCCTACGCTTGTGAGGATCGGAGCGACTCATGACATCATGGCGAGACCTGGCGGATCGGCTGGAAGGCAAGGCTCCGACCGGTGCGAGACGCTCCGGCAAGTGGCGAGGCGTCCGTGACGACTTCCTGCGAGGCAAACGCTGTGAGGTATGCGGCGGCCGCAAGTCGCTGACCGCTCACCATGAGATCCCGTTCCACCTGGCTCCGGATCTGGAGCTCGACCCCGGCAACCTGATCGCACTTTGCCAGGCAGGCCGGTTCGGAATCAACTGTCATCTACTGATCGGCCACGTCGGCAACTGGCAACGGACCAACGTGACCGTGCGGGCGAGCGTCGCCTACTGGAACCAGCGACTGATCGGTGACCGGTGATGGTGATCTGTGTCTTTCTGGCCGGGCTGGTCAATGCCCTCCTCGGGGCGATGAATGAGAACGCCTACCACGCCGGCGACGTCCGAGCCACGGGCCTGCTGTCGTTCGTCCAGACGATCACACAAGGCCTCGTTGCCTGGGTCGTAGTCGCCGACCGATCGACGCCGAACCTGATCGCATCCGCCGCTGCGTGGTCGGTCGGGTCGATGATCGGCTGCCACTGGAAGCGCAGAAACGGCACGGAATGAGCGGGTCAGGAATTACCGTCCGCTAATTCCTGATTCGCGACATTCTCAGAAACGGCACGGACTTACGCCATACCCACGTCATTCTTACGCGACTTACGCGGCTTACTGAGCGGGTCAGGAATTACCGTCCGCTAATTCCTGATTCGCGACGTAGAATGTCGCTAATGTCGCGTTTTCCAAATGTTGAGTCCGCCACCAGGTCGAGGAAATCCGCCAGGACGATTAAGAGTCGCTTGCTCATCGGATCGGCCTCCGATCGCAGCGAGGGCAGCCGGCAGTTTCCCATTCCTCAAGAGTTCGAATCGACCAACGGGTCAACCGGCCGAATCGAATCGGCTGAGGCGCACGGCCTGAGTCGACCAGGCGGACCCAATGGCGAGCGGAGATTTGAAAGCGTTCTCCACACTTGGGAGCGTCGAGATACGAAGCGACTTCCATTTTCATCGTAATTCCTCTGCGAGTCAGAGCCGGCTTGCCCCGTGGTCGCTGACCACGGCTGGCAAACTCCGTCACTCACAGAGGACTGGGGTACGGCAGGCGTACGATTTGTACGTGTCGCGTACTATTTCTGAATCCAGAGTTTTTTCTCGGATTCCGGCAGATCGTAGACGAAGTCGGGTTCGCCTCTTCGCCGTACTACGTGCCGCGAAAGATGCTCCGCCAGTCTGCAGCGAGCGAAACCCTGCGATTTGCAGGCAAAACGGTTCCGCGACATTAATTCCGCGACCAAAACAATGTCGCGGAATGCGGCAAGTATTGTTGATATTGAAAAGCGTGCAGAAGTCAGATAATGTGCCGAGCAGGGGGAGTCGTCAACCACTCTTGAAGGGTATCCAATGCTTCACGTCATCAAAGAAGGCCAGCGTTTTTCTGTGGATGGAGCGGAGTTTCTTTGCCAGCAAATTGGCACGAATGGGGCGGCGTTTGTTTTGTCTGCTGACCCGCACGTCGACGTCATCGACAACCAGACGGGCGTTCGTTTTCAGTCAATCGTGTCGATATTTCGTCGGCAGCCGATAAAAGTCTACACGCTTGACGGACCGGACACGCAGGTCGAGATCATGGTGATTATCGACGATGAGCTGAGGGTGAAAACCACTCGCATGGAGGTATCGAATGCAGCCGGAAAGTAACCGTATCGACCAATACCGCCGCGCTCTCGCAGACGCCATCAGGCGCCCAATGGGAGTAATTCCAGGGTCCGCGGTCGGTCTAGTCACTCCGGACGATCTGGATGCCGCTGAGGCACGCAGGCCAGGAGTGACCGAGTCAATCAAACATCCGCCGCAGAATTGGCATGTAATTGATTCACTGGCGGCGGTCGTTCCGCCGCAGCTGTATGGACAGAAGCATGTTTGAGACATCGGCGGAAGTTCAGCAGGCCGAAGAATCGGAGATCGAGCTCGTCGAGCGAGCCCGCACGGCGGAGAGTGACGCGGCGTGGATTGTGGGCGAGTGTGCCAGCCTCTGGACGCAGAGATACGCCAGAGGGCGGACTGATGCGGCGTTTGCTGAGGCAATCGGGGCGAATCCAGAGTCGGTGGCTCAGCGTCGCCGGGTCTATGACCTCTTCGGGGACGCGCGAAAGTCATACCCGGGTATGACTTTCAGCCATTTTCGAGCCGCGATATCATGGCCAGATGCCCCAGATTGCCTAGCATGGGCTGTTGAGAATGAGGCATCATGGAAGGAAATGGCCGCCTGGCGGCGGATGCAGCACGGCGAGGACCTGACCGTCGAGCCGGACGCGGAGCCAGCCGTCGAGCCGTGCGGCAAACCGCAGTCTGCCGTGGTGAGTCCTGCTGAGTCTGCTGAGTCTGCTGAGTCTGGTACCCGCTCCCCTCCGACGGAGCCGCCAGCGAAACCTGACGAAACGTCACGAAAGGTAACGAAACCTCCCGAAACGCCGGAGCCTCACCTCACGCTGACGGATATTCGCCGGCTTCTCGTTGCGGCTGAGAACACGTCCGGAGACGTGCGGGAGTCCCGGAAGCTGGCCGCCTGGCACCGCAAGCGAGCGGACGAACTCGACCCGATCACATCGAAAGGCAAACCGGGCTCGCTGGACGAGGTGGC